TAACCGGAACCGGTGGCGCTGGCGGTGCAGGCACAGACGTAAGCACATTTATTGGTGGCGCGTCATTGTTTAAAGGCGGTGGCGGCGGTGGCGGTGGTCAAACCGCAGGCGGTGCAGGCGGTTCAAGTGTTGGCGGTGCAGGCGGAACAACAAACGGAACAGCAGCGGCAGCAAACACAGCTGGCGGTGGCGGCGGTGCTAACAACACAGGCTTAGGCGCTAATGGCGGAAGCGGAATTGTTTACATTAGGTGGAAGGCTTAACACATGGCACATTTTGCACAAATGGTAAACAACAGCGTTACCGCAGTAATTGTCATTGCTAACAGTGATTGCGATAATTTGCCATTTCCCGAAAGCGAACCAGTAGGTCAAGCATTTATTGCGTCTTTGGGCCTCGAAGGCGAATGGTTGCAAACGTCTTATTCGGGGTCGTTTCGTAATCGTTACGCCGGCATAGGTTTTTTATTTGTTGACAATGAATTTGTGGCGCCACCGGTTGAGTAATGAAATGGCGTTACATGATTGGGTACGCGCTACTTGTAGCGGTAGTAGTTTGGGGTTGTAGTGGTTGCTCTTATTCAAAAACTAATGTCGAATACCAATGCTTTACAAAGGCCGCTTGTGAGTAAAACACCCGAACAACAACACGCAGGGCTAATAGTTTTCGTTGGCCGTCTAATGGCAATTTGCTTTTCGTTTACCGTCATGGCATTTATTTACGGCATTTTGTTTGTTGACCAACCAACCGAACAAGCCCCAACCGACGCACAACTAATTGACCTACTAAGCACGTTGCTTGTGTTTTTGACTGGCACACTTAGCGGCCTTGTGGCGTCCAACGGACTTAAAAGCAAACCCGGCACACCAACCGAAAGCTAACCATGATCGCTAAAGCAAAACCTGGGGTTGTCGGCGCGCGCGACTACATAGGCAACAGCGACGGCCCGGCAACCGGTAAACGTGCCGGCACCGAGGAATGGGTAAGGCAAGCTGCCAAGTATTCAAACGGTGCTTTATGGAACAACGGCACCTACGGCCAACGTGACGTTCGCTCGAAGCCGGGCACATTGTCAGTACATGCAACAGGGCGCGCAATGGACTTGTCATACCGCAAAATAGACGGCAAAGGCATTAAGGAAGGTCGCGCCGTTTCCAAAGTTTTCATTGACAAAATACTTGCCAACGCAAACGCTTTCGGCGTACAAATGGTCATTGACTATTTCAGTAAACCTTGGGGCGCGTCGTGGCGTTGTGATCGCCAAGCTTGGAAGGTCTACGAAACAAAAACCGTTTCGGGTGCACCCGGTGGCGATTGGTGGCACATAGAACTAAGCCCGGCGTTTGCCGACAATCCCGACGCCGTAAAAGCCATATTTGAAGCGACATTTGGGGTATCCACAACCGCGTAACAATCGTTGGCTAGGGTTTTTGCACCGACGGAAAGCCCGAAATTATGACAGAGCCGCAAACCTTTATTTACGAGTACTACATAACAACCCTAGAAACAGGGCAACAAGTTATGGTGCAGCTCTTTAGAGACCCAAAAACATTTGATTGTTTGCACGTACAAATGGCATTTAAAAGCCCGGCAACTGGCACATGGGGTAACCCGTACCAAATGGAAAGGCCCAACTAATGATTATTCACAGATTGCTCACAGGCTTATTGGCCCTAGTTTTAGGCGTTTTGATTGCTTTTAGCTTTAATAATGCACAGGCCACCGCGCCAACCCCACAGGTCGTACCGGCGGTCCTGCCGTCAACCACGACAACTAGCACCACGTTGCCCGCATTGGTCACTACGTGCACGCAGGTTGCTACTTTGGCGCTTGCCGAAGGATTACCGCAAGCAGAGCTAGAAACAGCTCTACGCGTCGCAGTACGTGAAAGCCGCTGCACAAGCGACGCTTTCAACCCAACCGACACAATGGGCGGGTCCCACGGAATTTACCAAATTAACGGGTTTTGGTGCCGGCCTAACGACAACTGGCCAATTGGTTGGTTACAAGCAAAAGGCATTTTGCAAACGTGCGACGATCTTTACGACCCAACAACAAACACAAAAGCCATGGTTGCCATTTGGCGTAACAGCGGTTGGCTACCATGGACAACAGCAAACTAATGCAAGAACAACCCTACCCCGACAATTCACTAAGTGAGGAAACCCGACGCATGTTAGACCCGACAGAAAACGCGTTACTACGCCACCAAGCCGTATTAACAAACTTGTTAGACGAAATTTGCAGGCCCGTACACATTCCGTACAAGCCGAAACATGCCGACCTAATAGCGCGGCTAAAGATCATGGCAACCGATTTAGACCTAAGCGGTAACGAAACCGACTGGCAAACAATTTGCGAAGCAATCGAAGCCCTTGGCGGGTGACATGCCACAAATTGCGCTAACCCAAAACGAAATTGACTACGCCTACGCTGTTGCACGTTTACGAATAGATTGGTGCGACGCGCGCGGTGCAAAACACAACTACGGGCTAACCCCCGCCGACAGTTTAAAGGCAATGAAAATAGGCTGCATTGGTGAGTTTGCCGTAGCCAAGTATTTGCAACTGGCCTGGGGTTTTGAACCGTACAACAAAAACGCTAGCGACGTAGCCGGGTATGAAGTACGAAGCACATTGCGCGCAAACGGTTGCTTGCTAACCCATGAGTGCGACAATCCCGCAATATACATTTTGGCCACACTTGACGCCGACACACGCACGGTAAGCCTTCGAGGTTGGCAAACACTTTACGAAACATGGCACCCAACACGTTGGGCAACCAACATGCCGGCACCGTGCTTTATGACGCCACAAAGTTTGTTACACCCAATGGCTACGTTGCCCGCAGCAATTTAAACCCGACATTAAGGACCCGACACATGGCTTTTAGCATTGACAATTACGTAGACGTTCCGACCCGCTTGAATGAAGCGTTGAAGCGTTGGCCTAACCTTCGAATACAGGAAACAAGCGCCGAGGTTGTAACCATGCCCGACGGGTCAACGTTTTACCGTTGCACCGTTACCGTTTGGCGCGACGAAACAGACCCGTTGCCAAGCATTGCGACAGCTGCCGAACCGTACCCCGGCAAAACCCCATACACAAAGAACAGCGAATTTATGGTTGGCATGACTAGCGCGTTGGGCCGTGCACTTGGGTATATGGGTTGTGGCGTAAGCAAAGCCATTGCAAGCAAAAACGAAGTACAAGCCCGCCAAGACCAACCAACCGAAACAGACAACCGACCCGCCAAGGCCTACCCAAAACAGGCAAGCCAAAAGCAGGTTTATTTCATAAAGTCCTTGGCCAAAGGTGCCGGCTTTGACGAAGCAGCTCTGCACGATTACATAGCGGTAACCCTTGACAGCGACGCGGTAACGCTCGAAACGTTGAGCCCCGATCAGGCCACGCAGGTTATTGACGCCATGAAAAAACTTCCTAGCAGTAAGGGCGACTAATGGACATTGCACAACAGTTAGAACTACTTGCGCGTATGGTGCGCTTGATTGAGGAAATGCAAAGCAGCGCGGATTGGTTGAACAAAGATGACGTGTTAGCGCATTTGCGTTGGTCTAGTGAGCACGTGTCAAGGGAAATTTGGGCGCGCACAATTCATAAGGATTACGCCACCAATGGCAATGCTTGAAGCTCAGTTCAAAAACACCGTCATTGATATTGCTACCCGGTACGGCTGGTTGGTACACCATGACTTGCCGGCAATGAACAGGCGCGGCAAATGGGCTACACACATTCAAGGCGACGCAGGTTTTCCCGATCTAGTACTTGTTAACAAGCGCGGTGTGCTAGTTTTCGCCGAACTAAAAACAGACATTGGAATTGTGCATAAGAAGCAAGAAGCATGGTTGGACAGGCTCGAACAGTCGGGTGCAATAGTCCAGGTTTGGCGGCCTAACCAGTTGCCAGTAATCATTAAGTTTCTAGCTTGCGCGTAAGCGTAGGACTAGCCAAGCCCTAAGCCCGTTGCACGGTAGTTGGGAACATACGGCAACGTAGGTAGTGCGCTATGCCCGCAATCATGCGCGACGAAATGACCGGGCCAATGGCGC